CGCCTAAAGTCAAAAAAAAACCTAAGCTACTTAGTGCTATACTCATAGGACAATCTTTAAATATTTCTTCTTTAAACTCATCAGGATCGTAGCTTTCTATGGCATACCTATTATTGACTTTGTGCGTTACTTTTCTATAAAGTATTGACATAATAGTATGTAAATTGTCTATTGGGTTTTTACAATATGCCTCTAAGTCTATGTATTCGCCTGTTGTTAATCTATTTAGGTTAGGACAAAAACCATACTCTACACCTTTTAGTGTAAACAACTTTTTAAAATCGTCTGTAGTTGGTTCTGTGTCAATCATTTTTTTTATTATGCTCATAATGTCTAACAAGTCGTTGTATGCCATTTTTTTTACTACAAATGGACTTGTGTTACAAAGCAACGCTAAACTTTTTACAACTTTGTTTTTCTCTGTGTCTTTGCCCTCTTGTATTTTAACATATCTTTGATAAATATCAATAGTTATGTCGTTCCAATTGTCAGGTATTGTTAATTTGACCTCTTTCATTACTAATAAATATAAAAGTTAATATTTTGTTTTTTACAGTATGTAGTATTTGCCACTATGATTTACACTTAGTTTGTTTAAGCATAGATAACGACAGGCATCTACTAAATGGTCGTTAACTTTAACAGGTGTGTTTAATACATCACCATTTTTGTCTGTTGCCCATTTATAACCTCTAAATTCTTTTATTGCATTTAGACTGTCTTTTGTTATGTGCAGTTTGTACCTACGCATTATGTCAATGCCTAAGTGTATACCTGCACCTTTCTTTGCAGGTTTTATGTTAAATCCTTGTCTGTATATTTCTTCTATGCTTTTTGGCTCTGCACTATCTCCTACTATTTCTGTTTGTCTGTCTATGCCTAATGCTTTCATTTTGTTTGCTAAATCTGTGTTAGTAAGTCGCTTCTCGTATAACAACTCTTTTATGTATAAATTGTCGTCAAGTTGCCTAACCTCTACAAGTGCAGTAGGACTATTTGTAAAGCCAAAGTCTAAACCATAACCAATTAACCGACCTTGTACGTCATCTACTAAATTAAAGTTTCTAAATATCATAGTTTGTACTGTACCTATCTCACCAAGTCCATACACACGCCAATAGTCAGGATCAATGTCTTTAAGTCTTTCTATTTCTGCAATAGTGTCGTCATCTAAAAAAGGATTTGCCTGGTATGTAGATTGTAAAAATGTGCAGTCATCTCTTGTGTGTACTTTCTCATAAATCCAACTGTACGGATCGCTAGGATTATAGTCTAAGTATATTTTTTCTGTTGTTCTTAAAATTAGTTGTTGCCAATCTTCGTAAGTAAATTCGTTAGCTTCGTTACACCATAGATAGTGTCTTTTACGTCCTCTTATTTTTTGTGGTTGGTCTACGCTTATAAATTCTAATATATTACCATTTAGTTGATAAGATAGTTCTGATTTGTTGTGATTTGCTTCGTCATATAGGTCTAACTCTTTAAGTATGTTAAGCACATCACGATATGCAGTACCTTTAAGTGCAGGTAGTGTTTTACGACAAATAGTATATACTTTGCCTGTTTCTTCTAAGCATTTAACTATAAACAATTGACAAAGCGAATAGGTCTTAGAGCTACGTGTCCCCCCTTGTAGACAGGTAATCCTAGTTGTAGACCTATACGCCTTGTGAAATACATTTGTTGTGTTAATCTCTGCCCGTGTCAATTACTTTTATTGTTAAATCAGTTAGTGCTTTGCCACCACTTGTTATATCTACTTTTTCTGCATAGCCTCTATCTCTAGCTTTTGACTTTAAGTAAAATATTATACTTGTTTCTTTGCCTCTAGCTATGTTTTTTATTAGTTCGCCCTCTACATAGTCTATCTGTGCCTCTTGTATTTCTTTTACTGCCTTTGCAAATTCCTTGTCTTCTCGCATATAGCGATAGTATGTTGATCTGCTAATGTTACCTGCTTTTTTACAAGCGTGATATATTAGTCCTTGCGTTTCTGCTAACGCCTGTAATAATTTCTCTTTTTTATCGTGTGCCATTTGTATTATTTAATCTGTTAAAATTTCTTTAATTAAATGTTGCATTACATTTACTGTAATAGAGTTTCCAGCTTGTTTATATAGTTGTGTGTCACTTATTTTTATTTCTCGACATTTTTCTACAAAAGAATCAGGAAAACCCTGTAGTCTAAAACATTCTGTTGGTGTTAATTTTCTAAGTTTTTTTTCATATTCTATTGCTTGATTGTTTCCTGTGTCTAAACAATATGTTGTTCCATCTTCTTTGCTTAAATGTCCTGTGCCACCTTTTTTAGGATTGCCACTTCTAGGATATAAACTGTGTACTTTAAAACAAGGTGGATCTCCTCCTGTTTTTAATGTTCTACAAACAGTATTTATATTTACAGGTTGCCTTTCTCTAAAATTGCTTTTTTCTATTCCTTTAATCGTTTTATCACTTAAAAAGTATTTATTATCCACATTGTCTTGCAATAAATCTTTTAATTTTGTTTTTAATGGTATTTTTTTTGGAAATTTAAAACTATGTTTTTTATCACGAAAACCAACAATAAAAACTCTTTCTCTATTTTGAGGTATTCCATAATTTTTAGTATTTAAAACTTTATAATAAACATAGTAGTTTAAGCTATCTTCATAGTTAGTTAAACTATATTGTCTATTTACTGTCTTTGCTAAACAATCTAAAATAGTTAAAAAGGTTCTACCACCATTATCACTTAATAAACCCTTTACATTTTCTAATATAAAATATTTTGGTTTTTTTGCTTTTAAGTATTTTAGCAAATCAAAAAACAATGTTCCTCTTGTATCTTTCAAACCCTCTCTTTTGCCTGCTAAACTAAACGCTTGACAAGGAAAACCTGCAACATATAAATCAACATAAGGTGTTTTGTTATGATTTCTTTTAGTTATGTCGTCATAAAAATGTTCTGTTTTGTAATTAGCTAAATAGCTTTGTTTAGCATATTTGTCAATATCACATGCAAACATAGATTTGTGTTTAATACCTAAATTTATTAATGCTTGTTCTGGTGAACCAATACCACTAAAATCTGTACCTATTTTAATCATAATTTAATTTTTACATCTAAACCTCTTTCATCTAATTCTTTAAACAATTCATTTGCTTTAACTATACTACTTTCTTTTATAGTTATAATATATTCATCTTTTTTTTCTTCTTGTATTTTATCTATATTAAGTCCTAAGTCAATATGCTTAAAACCCCAATCAATTAAATTATCTATGTCAAACTCATTAGCAAGTATATCCATATCAAACTCACCTGTGTTTTTGTTTAGCCTTATATTTAGCTCTCTTTCTTGTTCTTTGTTTAAGTTCAATATTATACAAGCTATATCTGTATATCCTAGTTCTTTACATATTTTTAAACGTTGATGCCCACCTATGACTACATAAAAGTTTTCTGTAAAGTATTCATTAACTATAATAGGATCAACTAAACCAAACTTTGTTATTGATTTTTTTAAATCGTTGTACTGCTTTGTGCTAATCTGTCTTGGATTGTATGTTGCAGCTTTTAATTTGCTAATTTTTATTTTTTCTAATTGCATCTAGTTTTTTATTTAAATTTATAAGTGCGTATACCTGCTCACAAACAACTTGCAGGTGTTGTATTCTGCAATATGAGTTAAAACAACTGTCTGTTTCTGCTTTTATGTGGCAATCTCTACATACTGCTATTAAATTCTCAACAAAATCGTTTTTTGTTTTATTTCTTTTTTCTAAGTGGTGTATATCTACTGCAACTGCACTACACATTTCGCATAATATTGTGTCTGACTCGTCATAGCCAAAAAAGTTAAAATACACTTTAGTATGTTTTTGCATTGTCTAACAACTGTTCTTATATACTTTTTCTAGTTTTGCCATAGTTTCTTTTACACAACTACCACAATTACTAACTTTTTTTTTTGCGTTAAATATTTTATTATACAATTTTACTAAGTTAGCCTGGTCAGGACCTGTTATAGTGTTATTTGTTCTTGCTATTATTGTTTCGTATATCTGTTTTTCGTCATCAGTAAATTGTCTAACCTTGCTATATGGAAATATTGCATTTAGTTTTTGTTTGCGTTCCTCACAACCACAATCTAAGCCTGTAACTTCACTAATTTTGTCTACAACTTTTTTAATGCCTGTTGCTTTAGTAATTTTTTCTATTGTATCGCCTAGACCTTTACTTTTTACCATAATCTAAAAATTAAATATATTAATATTGTTGTGCCTAATATAAACATAAATTTGTCAAATGTTTTATTTCTCATTTTTTAAATATTCTTTAACGTTTTTTATTGCTTTGTATAGTGTGTTTTTATTAATTTTTGTTGCTCTTGCCATTTCTGATAGTGTAAAATTTTCTTTGTAATATAATTTAAACACTTCTGCATCAAACCAATATAAATCTTTTAGTTTTTCTTCTATCCAGGACAGTTTCTGTTCTGCATCTTGTTTTTGTTCTATTGTTTTTACTACATTGTCACTTGTTATGCCATCTACTATGCCTGTAACGTGGTGTTTATAGTATTTTTTATACTTATAATAGTATCTACTTGTTTTACTATGATATTGATTTATCATTATTCTTGTTACATAAAATAGCATTTCATTTCTTTCTATAACCTCATTTAATTTTATTTGGTCGTGATCGTAAAGCTGCTCTATTATAAAATGCAAAAACTCTTCGTGTTCTTTGCTACCTGCCATATTATAAGCTATGTCTTTTAATTTGTCATAGTTGCTTATAATATAGTCGTCTAACATATTTTTACTACTGAGGGTATTTTTTGTTGTTTCATTAAATTATACTCTACATTTGACATTTTGCTTGTGTGTATCTCTATTATATTGTCAAATCTACTGTGCAATTTCTTATAAATATAATTTAGTATGCTTTCGTTTTTTTTCAAATCTCTCAAAATAAAATGTAACATAGCACCACTATCAAATAAAATTGTAAACAAGTAGTTGTTAGTATCTATGTAATCCCAGTGCAATCTATCGTGCCTTGTGTTAAAAAATGTAGGTTTAACTTTCATAATCCACAATATCCAGAATCACATTCAGAAAAATCATCAAAAGACAATTCTTGTTGTGTATTCCAATTAATAATATCTTTATACGTTAGATTTTTTTTCCATTTTCCCTTACCTATTTCTTCTTGTTTAGCAAACCAATTAATTTTGTTTTTATGCTCTTGACTCATTTTTTTTAAAAACAAAGCGTTTCTATGAAAACAACCTACACAATTATTGTAGTAACCTTTTACAAAAGGTACTTGTTTATTTTCATTCCAATATCTATGTATTTTGTCTGCTAAAATATTATTTTCTATTAATGGAAATGTTGGTTTTCTCCATTTTAACATTCCCCATTTATTTCTTGTTTTTCTTTTACCTATTATAAATTTATCAGATTGTATTCCGTCTTTATCACATTTAGCTAATAATTTATTAGCCCTCCTAGTTTCATTAGCCCTAAATCCGATATCCATTTGTACTACTTCATTAATATTTTTTTGCCACCAATTCATAATAGGAAACATTTTTAAATTACTAGTGCAATATCTTGTCATTATATTAGGCAACATTCCACCTTTTGTTTTAACTACTTCATCAAATGTATCACCACTTATCCAATCTATTTTTTTACCTGTAAATTGCTCTAATTCTAAAACTATTTTAATTATAGCATCTTGTTCTA